CCATCGGCCGCCGAGGAGTTTGCGGTCAGTCATCAGTAGGTCTCCGCATTTGCCGGGGCACAGCAGGACTCGACGAGGCCGATGAGGATCTGATCGACCTCGGAGCGGAGCCGGTGAGTTGTGTCGGCGACGGTGCCAATGTCGGGGAATTTCCCTGCGACGGTGCCGCGGAGTATGTCGTCGAGTTGATCGAGGCTGTTTCGAGCGGCGACAATGGCCTCACCGGCGCTGACGAGCGCTTTGTTTCGCTGAGTAATCCATTCGGTGCTTCTAAATGTCTGATTCATACGTTCCTCCATCAATAAATTCAGATGCGTTTACTTGCCCGCATTGCGGCGTGAATTCCCAAATGGTGGCCAATCCGATCGTGAAGAACCGGAGCATTCCTGATCCGCTCCCACTTTTCACCCATGGGAATCGCACGGATTTTTGGAACTTCTGCATGTCTGCCTTCGAGGCCTACGACTGTTTTGCTGCTCAGACAAAGACGTGCGCACACTGCGGGAAGTTCTCGCTTTGGGTGAATGGCGATATGGTCTGGCCCGAGCTTCCTGCTGTTCAGCCTTCTGAATACCTTCCTGAAACAGCACGAAAAGCTTTCGATGAAGCGCAGAAGGTAATCGGCAGGTCTCCGCAGTGCGCTTGCGCGATGTTGAGGCTTTCGCTCGAGCGTCTTGTCGTTCATCTCGGCGGCACAGGGCGAAACCTGCGGGATAAGGTCCTGTCGCTCAATCTGAGCCCGAACATTGAAAGGTTGTGCGATGCCTGTCGAATCGTCGGCAATGACGCTGTTCATGAAGGCCTTCTTTTCGTAGAGCCAGATGACACTTACGATCGTGCGGTACGACTTTCGAACTTTGTGAACTGGATTACCGAGAGAACGCTTGCTGCCGACGCAGCAGCTGACAAGATCTTGAATCGCTAAGGCAGTGGTGGGTTCCATCAGAACACCTCCTCGGGCTTGAGGTTTTTGAGGGCAGAGCGCTTGCGGAAGTCCGACCAAGTGCATTTGATGGGGTAAAGAACCTGATTGAAGCGCGAGGCGATACGCTCAGCGCCTGCGGCATCGAAGTCGGCTTGTGAGAGGTTGGTTGTGACGATGGTGGGGAGTCGGTTCGCAGTACGCAGGTCGATGATCTGCTGCAGTCGATCTTTGCGGGCGTCGGTCCAAGCGCTTGTACCCACCTCGTCGATGACGAGGCAGGAGGTCGAGGCGAGCCACTGGCGGATTTTCCAGAGCGGCTGATCGAGCTTCGCAGCGTAGGCTGGCGTGTAAAGGTCGAAGTATTCCGACGCCGGGATGAAGAATCCGGGGGCCTTGCGCGCCGCGAGGTCGGTGAGGATGGCCTTAGCGAGGTGCGTTTTGCCGGTTCCTGTGAACCCAAGGAAAAGGATTCCGGCCTCGGGGTGAGACTCATCAAGGAGGCGCGTCATGAGGCGTTCGGAGAAGCGCTTCGAGATGGCGAGCGCCTTGGCCTGATCCTTTTCGGCCGCGTCGAGCTGAAAGTTCGAGAAGGTTTCTGCAGACGGTTGACGAAGCCATGAGAGACAGCGGGCCAGAGAGGCGTGAATGTCGCTGAAGCGTACACGGAGTTCATCTGCCTTTAGATCGCGCTCGGACTTTTTGGGAAGTGCTCGCGGAGGCGGGTTTGCGACTCGCACGGCCTCGATCTTCGCGAAGATCGGCTGCAGTGCTTGCTTTGAAAATGCTTTTTGAAGTTCGGGCATAGGGTTTTACCAGTCGTAATCGGCAGCGGTTCGTTGGTGGAGAGGCTTCGGCTTGGGTGTTTGGTTGGGGTGGTATCGGAGCTCGTTGGAGCACCACGTTCGGAAACCTGCAGGCCAGACCACTAGGCTTCGATCGTGTGCGATTGCGTGATTGACGAATGCGGAGAAGACCTGCTGAGGGTCCCCGATACCGGCCTTTTGCGCAATTTCGAGGTATTCGGGCGGGATTGAGGCATCAGGCCCAAACGGGCATCGGGTAGCGGGCTTTTTGCGCGGCGTGGTAGTCCTGTGCTTCGGAGCTTCGGCCTTCACTGTGTTGGGTTTTGACCCCGCGAGCTGAGCTTTGCGCTGCGCTTCGTCGAAAAGAGACTGGTCGAAGTCTTCGGGATAGGGCGTCTGCGCTTGCGCAGATGCGACGGCGGCGTTAGCCGACGAATTTCCGGAAGGCGCGCACATAACTTCCCTGTTCCTTTCCCTGTTCTTATTCCCTGTTTCACCCCCGAATTCGGGGGTACCCGTCCCCCCGTTTTCGGGGGTACCCGTCCCCCCGTTTTCGGGGCTACCCGTCCCCCCGTTTTCGGGGCTATCCGTCGCCCCGGTTTCGGGGGGACCCACGCTTTCGGGGTTACCCCGGTTTTGGGTCAACCCGTTTTCGGTGCTATCCTCAGTTTTTTTCCGTTCCCATTCCTGAGGATTGAAGCCGAGAAGTTCGTAGCTGATTGCGCGGCCTTTTTCGACAGCCACGTACGTCTTCTTGATGAAGCCTTTCGACTGCAGGAAATTTGTCGCGGTAGAAATCGTGTCTTCCTTGAGCTCAGTTACCTCATGGAGGTACTTGATGCCCGGAGTGCACTTGCCCGTTTTGCCGTTGTGGCAATTCGCAAGCTCTACAAGTACTTGTTTAGCGCGGGCATTACCTACCCTCTGCGCCCTGGCCCATCTCTCTGCGGCATAACTCATCGCGCATCTCCTGCCGTTATGACGCCGTTTGAATTCCGTTGCGATGCCTCGACTTGATTCAGTACTCTTGCTACTGCCAGCGTTTCATTAAGGTAGGCATCCAGAGCAACAAGCACGATGTCCTGCCGCGTCAGACCAAGCGCAAGAGAGATCAGGTCGACTTTATCGACAAGATCCTTGGGGGCCTTCACGCGAACATCGATATCGCCCTTGCGAAGTTCTGGACGAATGAACATCAGTTGGCCTCAGCAGAGGTAAGCGGCGGGTAACGCTTCCAGACCCGAAGTTCTGGAAAGCGGAATCGAAGATCGTTTTCACGAGTCGCTGTGAGCCCGTTTTTTGTCCATGCAAATACTGACGGCTGCTTCACACCCACAAGTTCGGCGGTCTTCCTTTGACTACCGACCTCGCGAACGAGATCGCGAGCGATCGCAGTTGCACGCAGATTGCTCTGTTTTGCCATAGGTGTCTCTTTACATTTATAGATAGTGCTAGAAGTAACTATGTCACAAGTAATAGACATTCCGTTCACGCTAACCGATAGGTTAGTCTATCATAACAACGCTTTCAGAAAGAATCTCTTGGGTGCTTCAGCACTTCCATATCTCGCAATCGGAGTTAGCCACGTTGGCGGGCATCAAGCAGCCCTCTGTGGCAAGTTGGGTGTCGGGCAAGACGAAAAAACATGAAGTCCGCTCCGGCTCTTGCTATTTGCTCCAAATTGCCTCTCAATCAAAACTGGATCGTTAATGGCGTAGGAGACCCTCTTGTATCAAACGACCAGCTTCCCGCTAATCAAAGCAATGTTGAGCCTATTCGTGGGAGGATGAAAAGGATTCCCATCCTTTCATATGTACAGGCTGGAGATCCCACGTCAACAGGGCAAATTGCCGCTAGACAGGCAGCAATCGAAAGCGGAGATTTCATTTGGGTAGACATGGACCTGCCCGACGATTGCTACGCCCTCAAGGTTATTGGAAGTTCGATGGAACCAGATTTCCGAGAGGGAGACATCATCGTCATTGACCCTACTATTCATCCGATGCCTGGTGATTTTGTGATTGCTACAAGGGGCAGTAAGTTCTCAGATGACATGGAAACAACCTTCAAAAAATATCGTCCCCGCGGATATGACGAATATGGGAATGAAATCTTCGAATTGATCCCACTTAATGAGGACTATCCAATATACAACTCGCGCACAGAAAGACTTGCCGTCATTGGCGTTATGGTTGAACACCGGCGGTCATATCGGCGAAGACGATAGAATGCCCCTGAACCTTTCTTAGCCCGTTACCTATACGGGCTTTTTTATACATGCTTGTATAGCTACACCTATTGACATTGATGATAGACATGTTTATAGTCACATCTATCGGCACACATATAGGCCGATATCTCCCTCCCCCGGCCGGAAGCTGGGAGGGGCACCGGATGATGATTAGTCAGACGGGCGACGGAAAGCCTCAAGGCGCGGAGCTAGTACCTCACGCCGAGCGAGTAAGAGCGCACATAGGCAGACCTGAGCAGTGAATCTCTCTGTCCGGGAGTTGGTTCAGACCATCGGGCAGAGAGAAAGGCCAATTGAAGCGCTTTCTTTTGAGAGCGCTTCTGTGGGTCTTTCTTAGGAGGATTTATGAAGGTAGAAATTGAAGACGGCCGTCTGATCGTTACGCCGATCACGGAAGAAGATTCTCGGATCATCTATGCATTGGCGGCCGCCTATGCCGCATTCGATGCTGTTTGCTATCCGATCATGGGCGAAGCAGTTCGTTGCACCGATGACGCTTTCACAGACTTTTTCATAGGAGAAAGAGATGGAAATTGACGCCAAGCGATACTTCAAGCTTTCGCTTCCTGGAAGGAGCAAGACGGCCGAAAACGAATTGCGCTGGCTTCTGATTGCCGCGAGTGCGTATGCGCAGGCGATTAACGCTGCCTCGTTTCGCGAAGGCAAAAATGTTTTGGGAACAGGCGGCAGTTACATCGCTCCAATCACGCGGGAAGAGGTTGAAAACCAAAAGAAGGCGTTCGAGGAAGCCCTGAGCGCCTTCTTCGATGAGGTTGAAGCCTTACGGCAACTTACTTCTGTTCATCACGGCGAGCCGCAAACCGGCGGCATTTCTCATAGAGATCAGCCAGCAACTCGAGATCGTGATTCAGCGGGTTCATGACTTCATAGTCGCCCTCATCAAAGTAGTCGAGCTCCTCACCTGCTTTGGTTGTGGGGATGCGATCCAACTTGATCGCACCGGACATGAGCAGGCCAAAGAACAAAACTTCAGCCTTTGAGAGTTTTGGAAGGTTCTCCCCCGGATAAAAACCTTGAGGGTTCAGATCATCGAACATAGATTTCTCCTTCGGTGAGTTGATACGGAATGTCGAATGGGAGTCCGACGTTCATATCTTCGCACCGAAGGAGACCTCATATTCAAGCCTCTTCTCGGAGCGAGAGAGTGATTTAAGGCTTCTCCGGGAGGAGACTTGAATTTGAATGGAGAACACCATGATTCAACACGACAGCGATTGTGCAGTCCACAACGACCCCGCGCTTCCGCCGGGGCCGTGCGACTGCGGCGCTCAGGCTAAATATGAGCGCCGATGGCTTGCATACCTTTATCAGAGGGGTTGTACCCATCTCACACGCCGGAGAATCGCTTTTGGCACGTGGCTAGGCCGACGATTTTGCCAAGCGAGAACAGATGCCACCCGGGCACTGTGCCTGACCTGCTACCGCCTGCTGTTTGGTAATCGCGCAGCGCGGAACGCCCTGCGGTGGTGGTGCCGAGCAAGAAAGGCTCAACGACGCGCAGGAATCCATCGTATGTGAATGTCACCACCCGGCGCTCCTCAATCGCTTGAGCAAGCACGTCATAAACACTCATGTTTTCTCCTCTGAGGTAGTTGAACAAAGTCGCACTGTGAGAGCCGCGACAAGTTCAGCTTACCCCAGAGGGAGATTCCAACTTCAGCCTGTTCGCAAGAGTGGTCTGAGGTTGACTTTTCGTATAATGGATTGAAGAGACACACGGGGACACGACGTGACACTTACTGACAATCAAAAACGCGCTCTAGTGAAAAGGATCGCCGACATCTATGAGAAAGTAGGTGTTGCAGGTCTGGCCTTAGGGCTTTTCCAGTACAACTTCCAAGGGGCGTTGATTGGACTGGGGTTCTTGGCGGTCAGCCTCTTACTCACATACCTTTTGGAGCGATGAACATGGACTTATGGACGCTAGTAGCCATCTTTGGCGTAATCGGTGCGGCATTCGCCCTGTACCTACTTCGCGGTCTTCCCCCAAAGCATCGTCACTAACCGCTGACGCGAACAATCAGGCCCTCGTACCGAAAGGTGCGGGGGCTTTTTCATGCTCTCCTCTGAGAGCCCAGCTTCAAGCCGCTTCCCCGGCATTTATTCCAAGAATGCCGCGCCCCCATGCAAGGCACGCTCCGGGAGGCGGCTTGAACCTGAATTTTGACATCGCTTGCAGATTCGGGCATACTGCGCTCAGGTGCTCAAAACACCTGTAAAGCGGATTCCGCCCTGTCAGTCATGCGGATTTTTTTGTATCTGTAGCCCTATGGGCGCGGATAGCTCAGCTCATGGCTGAGCGTGAGGCTAATAAAAAACCCAAAAGGGAAATATGCCCGCCGCCTTTACACGGTTTTGAGCGCTTGGCCGCCCTCTCAAAAGGGGCGATTAATCAAATATGTAAAGGAGTTCACAATGGCTCAGAACATTGTTCAAAATGCCTTCCGTGTGGTTGAAGGCCGTGCGGTTACGTCCAGCTTCAAAGTTGCAGAATACTTTGGCAAAAAGCACAGCGACGTAGTTCGCGCGGTAGATGACCTAATTGCAAAAAATCAAGAACTTCAAGTATTACGCAATTTTGCGCGATACTCAGAAACAGTCAGTCTGAACGACAAGGGTGCTACTCGAAAGGTTCCTGCGTACTGGATGGATCGCAAGGGCTTCTGTCTATTGGCTATGGGCTTCACCGGTGCTAAGGCGCTCGAATTCAAGTGCGCGTTCTACGATCAGTTCGAACGCATGGAGGAGGCGCTGCGAGCACCGTCTGACCAGTCTGCGCTCATCACGACTACAGAGCAGTACGAAATCCGCAAGGCCATCAAGGCGCGAGCTAAGAACAGCTCTGTTCACTACCAGACGGTCTACAACGCTCTTTACGACTACTTCAAGATCGCGAGCTACAAAGACCTAAGACACGATCAGATGAAAGCTGCACTCGCGCTCATCGAAACTTGCACGCTTAAGCCGCAGCTTCCGGCGCCGACGCTTGCGGAAGGGTCGATCATCTTGTCCGCTCAAGAGGCAGAAGCCCTGCTCACTTTCATCTATTACGCGAGGTTTTTGTTTTTGAACGTCTTTAGCAAGATCTACGGCATTTTGCGAATTATGGATTCGCCCTTTGCCGGAAAGTTTTGGGACGCCTTTAATGAAGTCCCTTGGTGGCGCATCCTAGATATTCTTGCCAAGCACGGGCACGACATCAACGATATGCCCTGCTATCAGCACTGGTCTTCCTGCCAACCCAAGCGCAAAGCCGCGTAATCACCTAATTTTCTTAACAGGCCTCGGCACTCACCTGCCGGGGCTTTTTCTTTTAGGAGTCAGTAATGGCAAAACCCCAAGAACACATTCTCAAATTGACGCTCGAGGAGTTAAAACGACTTAATCGCGCCATCATGACGCTCGCAGTAACGCGCGGCGACTTTTTCATCATCGGTCTCAAGATCAACGACGCATACCTAGCAGCGGTCAAAGCTGAGGAGGGGAAAAAATGAGCCTGCCCATGGTTACTCTCAACGCGGAACAAACCCCCACAACCACGACACTCATCATCGCCGAAGGAACGCACGCGCAACACGCGTCAGTCCTCAAACTCGTGCGCAAGAATCTCAAGGAACTCGAGGAGTTTGGAAGGGTCGGATTTCAAATCCGACCCTTTGAAACCGCAGGAGGCCCGCAACAACGAGAAGTCGCCATCCTGAACGAACAGCAGTCGACGCTAGTTCTCTCATTCATGCGCAACTTGCCCGTCGTGAAGGAATTCAAGATTGCGCTCGTCAAGGCCTTCTTTGAAATGGCGAAGAAGCTTAAAGCACAACGCCCGCCGCAACCTGCCTTGCCAGACTTCACAAATCCTGCTTGCGCAGCCCGTGCATGGGCGGAGCAATACGAGCAACGCTTGGCCCTTGAAGCTCAGGTCAAGAGTGATACGCCTAAAGTTGAATTCGCCGAAGCAGTGACAGCTTCTGATGCCGAACACACCATCACCGAAGCCGCCAAAGTGCTCAGCATCCGCCCCAGAAAATTCTTCGACTGGCTCCGTATGGGGGGATTTATTTACAAACAAGGCACACAAGCTATGCAAATTTCAATCAATAAGGGCTTGATGGTGACTCGTTTCCATACGTTCAAGCACACCGATGGGGAACTCGACAAAAAAGCACATGCACGGATAACAGGCAAGGGACTGTATTTCTTCTATCAACGCCTACGCCATGAAGGCTTGATCGAACGTAACCCTAATTTGGAACTAACTGCGTAATTCACTTTGAATCAGCAACTTTAAGGTGGTCAACCATGACACAAACAGAACAGCAACCGCTAAAGACTTGCGAATTTCTGCGGCCCGCCGAAGCAGCCAAATATCTACGCGTCTCACGTACAACAATTTGGCGCCGGGCTAGAGAACGACCTGACTTTCCAAAGCCCATTCGACTTAGCGCCACTATCGCCGCCTTTCGCAGAGCCGATATTGATGCTTTTGTTGCACGGATTGAGGCATGACGAGAATGGGAGGAACTAATCCTCCCAGCCCGCTTAAAGTTTTAATTTTGAAAAGCAGTATTGTCCCCACGCCTCCATCACCTGCCGTCGCTCTGGCTCTAACGTCGCGCGATTGTATGCCCCGCCATAATCATCCTGGAGCTTGTGCGCCATGCACAGTTCCACGGCCTCCTCATCAAAAAGTTTGCGATTTTCTCCGGTCTTCGTCCAAGTCTTAAAACTTGCCCGAGAAGTTCCATGCTGCGTCGCAATCACCAATACCCCTTCCTTTTTAGATAGCACGGGATCAATCCATCCCTTTCCGCCACTTTGAAGACTTCGTTCGTGCAGTCGGGCAAAGACAACTCCCATTGCCGCATCAGAAAGTTCTCGTTTTTGGCGCGGCGAGGGACGTACGAAGGTTCCTTGAATTGCAGGCAATTACAGTGTACCCCCATCCTTTTTATGCCATCTCTTATGCCATCCGTCATAGCCTTAGGCGAAACTATATAAGCGCCATCAGCCGGTCCTGGACATTCTAGCAAAGGGCAGGTAGTCCCTTGGAGAGGCAGCTAATCGTGAGTAGACACTAGGGCGTCGTGAACTGCGGCGTTTCTAAGAAGTAGGCTGCGACCTTCTTCGATAAGTCCGACGCTTTCTCTGAGAAGTTTTTCGCATCGGGCAACTGCTGCCTGCTCAGCGTTACAGGCAGCGGCGCTGGCTTTTCGCAGACGACTTTCATATGCCCTGCGCATCCTGTCAGTATCACTGCGAATACGCTCAATGTCAACATCAGCAGCAACGACTTGATCCACCGCGGAAACCAGTTTTGCATAATCTTTTCTCCCCTGCTCAGCACGCGCTACGGCGGCTTCGAGCTGATACGACTTGAGAGCCGCATCCCCGCGCGCAGAAGCGAGCTGATAGCCCGCCGAAAACACCACGAATACAAGCATCGTGACAGCGGCATATTTCAACCAATTTGTCATTTAAGAGCATCCCATCATGACTTCACTGCTTGGGCAATTTGAATTAAATAGTTGATAAGCGCCACAAGCCCCGCAACACCAATCACAGCCGTAGCGAAGCCGCTCGCGAAACCTTTCCAGAACGTGATCGTTTTATCGAGTTTCATCAGTTGCTCTTTGGATTTTATGTAAAATATTCCTAAGTCTCTTGTTTAAGATGCAAAAAGCCGCACGGAAGGCGATCCGCGCGGCTTTTCTTTTAGGTGCTCATAGGGCGCTATGAGCAAATTGAATAAATACCTATTTAGGGTTATACAAAGTACATCTTGACGTTTATTGTCGGATGTGCCAGCCCTTGATTGGATTGGCATAGCAGGTGTGATGCTTCCGCCCCGATTCATAAGAGCTGAAAAGCTTCCAGCCGAGCGAAACTCGCACGCAGCACGGACGCCTCAACAAGCGATAGTGCTTTACGTAATACCAGTGAAAAGCAACAAGCTTCGAGCCGCGGTACACGCGCCGATAACACGTGCCGCTAATGCCGCTTTGATCGCCGGCAGATTCATCACCTTCGACGATCCAGCTGTCCGTCGGCAAGACATCAACGCCAAGAACGTCGATGCCGAAACCGTAAGCGACATTTCGCAAGAACCACGCAAGCCTGCGCAGATAAGTCCAGATACCGCCCGATCGAGGCCATCGTTCCAAATGCCCTGCATCACCGTCGCAGGTGTTGTCCGGCGTCTGGAACCACCAAAGCCACCGAGGCAAATAGCCGTTTTCTTGCACAAAAAAGGGGAGAACCGGTGCTACCAGTCTCCCTACGATCGCCATCAGCAGATCCAGCGGTATTCGTACCACCCACTTGAATACACAACTAAGCATCAGTACCCCCGCAAAAAGTATTCGCGTTCTTCGCGTCGGCGCTTGACTAGTCCAGCAAGCTCTTTGCCGCCCGCTTTTGTCCAGTCCAAAAACTCGTCGGCGGCGCCCTCTTCATCTCCTTCATTCAGCTTGCGCAGAAGCTTAGACATCGATACAGCCCGAACGCCGACATTGAAAGCAAGTGACATCAGAGCTATAAACTGCCCGCTCGTCACTGAAACATTGAGGTACTCGATCAGTCGGTTTTGCACGTCTTGCAGATCAGAAGCTAAGACTTGACGCGCATTTTCCATATCAATTTGATCGTCTGGATGAACACCGCCGGTGTGTCCGTAGCCAATCGTCCAAACTCCCGCAGGGCACAGATATGCCTTGCCGCGAAAACCCTCATGTTCAATTACGAGAGGCACGGCAAGATCAGGGGGATACTCCCCAAAGTTCTTTTTCATTTTTTATCCTTATGGTCATCGGGTATTCGGAATAAGTGGTTGATTTGAGAGGTTCAAACCAACCACAAAATATTCGCTTAGATGGTTGATAGATCAACGCCATAGTCAATGATGATGTCCTCTTCAAGCTCTGTGCGTTGAAGCAAATCAGAGAAGGAGAAGTTCTTCATGAACTTTGTTGTGTTGGATTTGAACGGCGAACTTCGGTTAGTGACTCGCCTGGTTTTGTGAGGGGGGGGAAAACAGGATTTTCCCTCTAAGCACGTCAAACGAATAACCCCGGCCATCGCGGTTCTTATCGCGTATTTTGCGATTCAGAGACTCGGTCAAAGCGTTAGTGCCTTCTTTCCCTGTAGCAAAATAATTCAGGATTTCATCTTCCCAGTTCCGGCTTGCTTTTACCAAGTCTGCCCAAATATCCAATTGTTTCTCTGGTATGGAACTTCGCCACGCTTCCAGCATTTGCTTAGCTTCATATGGATCGTTTGCAAGATCCCATATATCAAAGAAGCGCTCCTTTGTTTTGTATGCATCGAGTAGCTGTGGAAAGTTATTGAGCCAACCAGTCGAGGTCAATATTTCCGTGTCAGAGAGCGTGTTTTCGCGTTTAAGCAGGATCTTTCGATCTCCTTTGAGTTGTCGCCTTTCCGTGGATGTGAGGCTCTTGTGGAGCCCTTTACGGAGCTTCTCAAGGGCATCGTTTGCCATACGTGTAACGTGAAATTTGTCAACGACAATCAAGACATCTGGAAGGACTTCATGGAACGCTTGTCGATAGGGTCCCCACATATCCATGCTTGCGATCTCAATGTTCTTAGTGTCGTGATCCTTTAAGAACTTTTCAATCGTTGGTTTGTTTCGGTTTTCCAAAACATCGACAATGGTTTGTTGTCCGATGTTTGTGATGATCCCTCTGCACTTCCGATTCAGGAACAATTCGTCAACACCGATGATGGTTGGCATCTCCGGTTTGTAGTCTTGATTGAGTGCCACGAGCCGTTGAGAGAAGATAGTGCGGACTGTCTTTTCGTCAACTCCTACGCGTTCTGCTAGAGCCTTATGGGTGCCATTAAAGGCTTCTCGCTCAATGTACTGATGAAGTCGTTCTGTCATCTTGGCATCGGGATGAATCCCAGGTAGCTCTGGTCTGAATGTCGAGCCACAAGACTTACATTGGAAGCGCTGTCGTGCAATCCACAACGTCACGGGCTTCCCGTGCACGGGTAAATCCATGACTCTTATGTCACGTGTCCCGTTTTTAACGAAGTCTCCGATGGTGCCACAGGAGGAACAGGCAACAGGAGAAGGTGGTTGGAGGTGGACATCGAATGCCACCCCCGTATCCTGCATGCCGATCACCTGATATCCGGGTAACTGGAAAGGATTTTCGGTCATGGTTGGTTCACTTTAGTTTCGCTGGGTCACAAGGTGCTTATAGCAACTCATCTCCTTGATGGAGTAGCCATGCTTCTCCAACGTCATCTCTAACAAGGGTAGGTGAAGCTCTGTCACCGCTTCGTAGAACTGTGCCGCTTTAGGCGAGTTCACTGTTTGCAGAAGACGCAGGATTAACTCAAGGTCAGGCCTAAACAAGTAGCGCCAGTAATACACGAAATGGGCGATACGCTCTACCTCGAACCCCTCTAGAACCAAAGCACCTTCAGGGATCTCTGGCTGGGTCAACTGTGGTTTGAGCTCGCACGTGTGAATAAACGTGAGTGCAGCCAGAAGTTGTCCCTTGGTCAGGTCTTTGTAGCTGGCGATCTTGAAGTAGTCGTATAGGGCGTTGTAGATCGTTTGGTAGTGAATCGAGCTATTCTTTGCGCGGGATTTCACAGCCTTGCGAATCTCGTATTGCTCTTCACTGGAAAGCGTGTTCGATGCCGTGGCCACTTCACAATGGCCGTTCTTGCGAATGGCGGGAAGAACTTCGGACGTAACCCAACGCTTGAAGCGCTTGGCAGATTCGAGCTTGGAGCCGAAGATCAGAGCGTAGAGGCCGGACTCGTTGACGCAGCTGACCGTCTGGATGCGGTTGAGCTTGTCGATGATTTCAGACTTGATGAGGTCTTCGGGATCAACGTGATCTTTGATCGCTTTGCTAGAGTTTGCGTATCCAAGCGATGAACAGATGTCGACTGCGACGAAAAGCGGGGATTCGGGCGCACCAAGAGTGCGGACGGCATTATTCTCGAAAGAGAATATCGTGGGGATAGACATTCAAGTCTCCTATGTGTTTTTTAACACCGCGCACACTGACGCTAATCAGTGGTGGGCGGACTTGCGAGTTGGCGTACCGGCACATAGGAACCAGCCTCCCGAAGGAGCTCGCAAGCCCACCCAGAATTCGGAGACTTGCAAGATGGCATAACGATTCGTTACCCCATCTGGTGGGTACGCGAAACGCATACCCAATGCGCTCAGACAACAAAAAAGCCGCTCGATTAAACGACCGGCGCTGAGCGCCTATGTGTTCGGGACGCTAATCCCGACCACATCTTTTTCATATGGTGAGGAAAGTATGCACCAAAAGTGGCCACGTGTCAACCATTCCGCCCGTTGTGAAAAATAATTCTCACCACGGTATATCAACCATTAAATCCGATTACCCTGGTCATCTTGGGGGTCGTCATTCAGACCAATGCCGTCAAGCTTTGAGTCGACGGCGTTTTCAAGGCGCTTCTCAAGCGACAAGAAAAGTTTCTTGAGGACTGGAGGCAGTGCATCTCCGAAACCCGCCCGCTCGATGTTTTCGACGATCGAGCCGAATTCGCCGCAGGCATAGGCGCAGATGGTGATGCTTTGAAAGATTTGAAAATGGATGACGGGCGCAAAGACTTCATCAAGCCCGTGGGCAAGTGCCACGATGGCGAACATCAATGCCTTCTTCAGTACGCCCAAATAGTTTTTGTGGCTTGACCACTTGCCTTGCAGTAAAGCAACTCCGGTGCCTAGGAAAAAGTCCGCCGTTGTGAAGATGACAAGCCACCAAAGCAACGGTCCGACATCACCGAAGGCGAATGACAAGGCGCCGCCCAGCACACCGCCTGCGGTCATCATGACTCTCTCCGCTCCTTGAGGGATGAAATTTTGCAGGGTCGTCAGCATGAAAAAAGAAGAGGGGACGAGCGGATCGTCCCCTGCGTGGTTAACGATCCATTGCGAGAACCGTTCGGATGTGCTTGATGCACTCCCACGCTTCGCAGAGGTCATTGATGTCGGTGGATGTCAGGTCGTAGTGCCCGTCGCGAGCATCGTCAAGGATCTTATCGATCCTTGCCAGAAGCTCCTCTTCGGTTCGCTCGCCCTGCATCTTGCGCATATCCTTCACGTCCATGGCAATCTCCTTAATCGACCGCAAATTTCTTTGCGATTTCAAGGAGCGCGTCGATGTCCGCCTTGTCCATGATGTAGCCGCTAAGCTCCACCTTGCCGCCGGCTTTCTCAAGCGCAGCGGAGGCGGCCGCGGTTGCACGGTCCAGATCCACCTTGCCTTCTTCCGTCACGATGCCGAGCATCTTGAGCGTCGGCATGTACTGATCGACGCGAGCCGCTACGGCATCACGAATATAAGGCGAGACAAATCCGATGCCGAACTTCATGAGTCCCGTAGGCGCCTTGGGCATGACCACGGTGGTGACAAACTCCGCAACGATCGTCGGGATATGGCTGACTTCAACGAACATCTAGCGCTCCTACTGGTTACTGAGCCGTGGCCGTGCGAGCCGGATTGGATACCGTTACCTGCGTCGCACCTGCGGGACTCACCCACTCGTTATAACGCGGCATCGGCTGCGGGCAGATTGCACTGAACGGCACAACTTCCTTCGTGATGGCGTTAACGCGAGCCTTGATGGAACCGACTTCAGCCGAAAGGTTGCTGAGACCGCAGGCGCAATCGGATGCCACGCGATCAATCTTCTGCGTGATGATCTGTTCGCGCAGCTGAGCCTTTTCAGCTTCGCACTTCTGCTGTGCTTCGAGCACCGCCACGCGTTCGCGATTGGCCGCGGACTCCTGCGCAATTGGCGTGATGTAGGCATACATCTCGTCTCGAAGCGTCTTGTTGTCAGCAAGCGTCTGCTTGTAGACTGCCGCGTCCTGATTGTCGCTGTAGCGCATGGCCGTCAGTTCCGCGATCTTTGCGTCCTTTTCGGCGAGAGCGTTAAGCGCCTGGCCAAGCTGAGCGTTCTGACAACCGCCGCCCAACAGACCGCCGAGAAGGCCGCCACCGTTCCCGTTGGCGTTGAGAAGCCCCAAAGCAGTACCGGCGATACCGAGTCCAAGGCCGCTTCCTGCGACACCCTTGCTTGCGAATTCACCCATGGCAAATCCTCCATTCAAATTGCACGAAGCGTCGGCTCGAAAAGAGCTTCCTCCCCTCGTGCAAACCCAGTATCTCGCACATCAGAACTCACACGCGCACACAAAAAGCTCCCCCGAGCTTTCACCCGAGGGAGTCGTTGTTGATTTGTTTGTAGATGGGCTACGTGCTCGCCTTCGCAGGAATGAAGCCTGCGTAGACACCCAGTTCACCCTTCGCCGCTATTTGTACGGTTTCTCCTTTTCTTACGGGGACCGTCACTTTTGCTATGCCGTATGAGTGAACCGAAGTAGAGCCAGTCGTACACGACACCTCTGCCACACCCCCGCCCGCCTCACCCGCGTGAGTCTCGCCACTAACGAAAACAAACCCATCAGCAGGAGCAACGTACTCGTTCCACCATTGCTCGGCGACAACAGGGATATCGATCTTTTGACTGGACGGGAAGGCGTTCATTGCCGATGCCTTGCCGAATGCTCGGAGGAGATCCTTATTCATAAGAAGCACCTCCGAAGCAAACGTTAAGAGCCGATGTATGGGTAAAAGCGGATGTGCGCCTTAATGTTCTGAGCGGCTCCATCAATCACTGTGTACCAGTGAATCGTTTCGCCCTTTCGGCAAGGAGTCTCAAGAACCGGCCACGTCTGCCCGTAGCTCCCAACGAACCCACAGTCGAGCTGATCTCGTCGAACCGTGAGGTTGTAGTAGGCGTAGCCTTCAGCGGGTTCACACTGAATAACGAACACGCCGTCGCTCGGAGGGACGTAACTATTTGCATTGACGTTCTCATATCCCGTCGGGAAGGAGAGATCTGTTGCAATATAGCGCCCTGCGACGACGCTCTTGTGCGATCCGCGATAGGCGTCAAGACACGAGCTAAGCAGTTTCTTAAGCATGGCACAACCCTCCAAAAGAGCTGTGCCACAGGGCTTTTAGCCGCCCTACAAGCTTAAGCATCTCAACTGTTATGTTGGTCAACCGCGCCCCATAGCATGCTACTTTTTCGCCTTTCGTGCCCTTGCAGTTTATCGAGACGGCCTCTCCGCTCGGAGACGCGCCAGTTGCACCACCGCTCAAGATAGCGGCACGAAGTTGATCCTTGATACTCATGCCGCTACCTCCATGCGAGCGTTGTTACTGGCTACCGAGAGAAGGAACGAAGTAGGCCTCCCCTCGCTTGAACCCGCCCCCCCAAAATGCGTAGTAAAGCTTCTGGCCACGGGTACAAGGTATCGTCGCTTTCCCCCACGAGGCGGCGGCGTTCGATGAAAGCTGCTGTAAGGATAATCGATACGGAGCTCCACCGTAACGCTAGCGGAGCCCTCAGCCCATACGGTGACATAGCCGTCTGCGGGCGCGATGTATTGGTGAGTCCCTTCGACTGTCGATGGGCCGACAGTCTCGATGACGACGGTGCGTTGTGCAGATGGGAAAGCCAGTCTGCTGCTTGCTTTACCGAAGTTTCGGAGGCAGTCTTTAAGCGCAGGCATAGACCACCTCCTTTCTCGAAAATAGCTGAGAGAGTAAGGCAGTTAACCCCCCGATAGCTTTAACGAACCGCAGCCAACCGACCGCGTCAGTAGATTCTACGGTGATGTTCACGCTATCCCCCTTTCTTCCGTAGATATACAAAGTCGAGAATGATTCGCCGGCACTGCTTCGACTCTGTGCAGCCAGACCGTTGCATTCAAGCCCCGTCCAAACATTCAGCGGAGTACGAGCACACAAGCCAACGTAGCCAGTTTCAGGAAGCACGTACTTAACCGTTCCTGCTTTTGCGACCCCTATCAGGTCGACCGCATTACCACCTGCTACAGGAGCAACAGAACCAAGCCGAAGCGTCTCCGCCCTGAGCAAGTCCTTCACAGTTGCCATCAGAACCCCCTGTACATGGTTGCCTGCGCGGCACGAGCATCAGCCTTCTGGCCGCACTCATATGCGATGCAAGCGGGAATCGTCGGATACTCGACGAAAGGAAAGCCCGCGACCGTCGGCAGGTCACGAAGAGCCTCACGATACGCCAGCACGTCTGCACGCTCCTCATCAGTCAGAGCCTCACGAGAAGCCTTCGCAGACTTCTTGACCGTCATGTCCTGCATCTTGATGTAGTCGTCCGTGTCAGAGAGGCGAGCATTGCGCTCGGCTCGAACTTCGGCTGCATATCGCTCGGTGACAAACGTGTCGTCATTCTCGGGCAGAGAAGCGGCGGCGTAGTAACCGCCATCAGCAGAGCGGAAGAGTTCACCCGGACGTTCCTTCGCAGTCACCCACGTCAGCACACGACCATCAATCTCTTCGTCCTTGCACTCATACCCATTGGCACGAGCCCACTCAAGATCGAGCGGATCAACGAAGCAATGGACAAACGAACTATTAGAGTGCGCCGCCACTTTGCCATTGCGATCCATCACCACAAAGCCGCCCACAGGCGAGGCCATGGCCTCATTCAGATACTCGGCCTTCACTTCAGATAACGTTTTCACGCTTCCTCCTTATGCGGGAACCTGCCCGCCGAATTCGACAATCAATTCCTTGAGAGCAGTCTCAAACTCGGACGTATCAACCTTCTGTGCGAGGCCCGCGGTGTAGGTCGACCTATCCACCTTCTGTGCGAGGCCCGCGGTGAGATCGGCAACCATAGCCACCTCAAAGCCTCCGGGCGTAGATCCGTCCATCAGGTGAATCTTCCACTTGGACGTATCCACCACGAGCTGTTTCGGAATGCCTGTGTAGACCTTGACTTTCTCTGTCGTATCGCCCATCTGGGCGAATCGCGTCGGTTTCGTAGCCATTACGTCGTGCTCCCTAAATCAATGTCGCCCTCAAAGTCGGCGATCGTTATCTTGTCCTTGGCGGACAGTGCACCCAGCGTAGGCTTGCCGGTGATGCCCGCCCACGTCGTAGTGCCAGCGGGCCCCGTCGGGCCTCGTTCACCTTGGGTGCCCTGATCGCCCTTCGGCCCCTTGATGTCGCCGCAGTCGACCCACGCACTCCCGCTCCACGAGTAGAGGCGCGAGCCGACCATGTAGGCGTCGCCGAGCGTTCCGGCCGGGTGCTGCTCCTGCAGCTCTTCGAGGGACGGAAAGCTGCCCTTGATCGCAAGTGCTGCGCCGGTTTCGCCCTTCGGCCCCTGCGGGCCCCGGACGTTTGCAAGCCTCGCCCCGACCGTGAACGTGCTTGCCGCGAGCGACGCGATCTGGAAGACCTCCCCTTCGGGATCAATCACCGTGTCGCCGACCTTCACGTTGGTAGAAGGCGTGAGCGTGGCGAGCGCGGCCGTGCCGTTGGCACTCATGTTTGCCGATGTCAGGCGTACTGCGAACGCGGCTACCTTGGCGGACTGTGCAGCGGCCTGAGCGGACGTTGCGGCCTCACTGGCCTTCGTGCCTGCCTCCGTCGCCTTGGTCGTCGCAGTGGCTGCCGCGGTCTCGGACTTTTTCGCCTGCGTCTCTGCATACGTTGCATAGTGGAGCGCTGAGTAGAGGCCGCCGTCGACAGCCGCCCCCGTCTTGCTTGCCCATGCCTTTGCGGTCGTCGAGGCTGTATCGGCTCCTGCCTTCGCAGTCTCGGCCGCCTTCTGCGCGCTCGATGCGGCGGTAGCCGACTTGGCTGCGGCATCGGCCTGCGCCTTTGCGTTGGCCGTTTGAGCAGCGCCGGCTGCGTTGACGGCGGCAACCTGTGTCGTGCCCGCAGCGTTCACCTTCGACACGTTTGACGTGCCAGCACTCGCCACCAAGCCGACCTGCCTGGTTCCTTCGGCCGCCACGGCGGACTTCTGCGAGGAGCCTTCCTGCGTGATCTGGTTGACAGCAGTGGAGCCCGCGTCCTGCACAGCAGTCACCTGCGTGCCGCCCTCCGACCGGACGCTCCTCACACCCGCCGCAGTCGCGTCCTTCACCTCCTGTAGGAGCCCTCCAGTGGAGCTTTCAGACTGCGCGGCCTTCTCGGCGTAGTACTTCGCACCATAGAGCTCGCTCTCCACCGGAGCCGTCGTCTGCGTGGCCCACTTCTTTGCGAGAGCATTACTTGCATCAGCGCCGGCCCTCGCCTCGAGCGCGGATGCTTTGGCGGCCTCTGCACTCTTCTGCGCCGCTTCGGATAGACGGACGTTTTCGGTAGTCGTCTCAACGGCATTCACAGCCGTCTCAAGATCGCCGCGATCAATAGCGCCGGCCACCTTGTTCACGTCCTCGATGTTGATCGCCACCGTGTGGATGTTGCCGTTGACCACTTCGATGTCGCCAACGATCTCATCTGTCGTGGAGCCGCAGTCCCAGTCGCCGTCGCCTACTACCTTGCCAACAAGGTCGGTCGCCACAGTCTCAACGTAGGGCATGCCGCCGGATACCTTCACGACATCCTCGATCTTCTCTGCCACTTTGGAGACTTCGTAGGCCTTGCCGGCAACCTCGACGACTTCATCCTTGATGCCGGCGACGGTCTTCACGTCCTCAATAGCTGTACCCGTCGCCACCACCGGCACGATGTTGCCGGCCACGGTCTTGATCTCGTCCTTGACCGGGACGAGGATGGTGGCAGCTTCGGCGTAGGCCTTCGTCTGCCCCTCGGATTTCTTCGCCTCTTCGGCGGACCGCTGGGCGGCATCAGCGAACTGTCGGGCGTCGTCTTGGGCGGCGAGGAGCTTTTCGATCATTTCCTCGGGCGTCGTCGAGGACGTAGCCGGGACCTTAAGCGTGCGCCCTGTCTGCTCGACGAGTTGCTGAATCTGAACAACGATGCGGTCTAGGCCCTCATTGATGATCTCGGGAGGAAATCTAGAGTAGTTGGTGAGCTGAGTTTCCTGCGTGTATGCGAGAGCGGAGCCGATGACGAGAATCTGGCCTGCCGCGAGGCCATTCGTAAGCGTGACTGAGCCGCCAGGCGCAGCATCCTGATCCGAATTCATGGTCACGGAGTAGTCCGTGCCGTAGGACAAATTCACTGCGGCCTCAAGATCAGAGAAGGAAGTCGCAACGTAGACATCCGTCTCCTCGAAGATCTTGAAGCTTAAAGAGAAAGTTTTGAGGCCTGCGCCAGTGTAAGGCCCAGCGAGGCGCTTGACGTAGTCAATCATGAGAACGGCTCCAATTGGAGCCATTCTGGATGACGAAAGTCGCGGAGTGCGCAGGGCTACTCAGGAGCATTCGCCACGCGAGGCATGCGCTTTGGCACAATCTCTGTCGGAGCCCACCAGTACTCCTGCCCGGTGTGCTTCGGGCCCCACGATTCGATGCGCGCGAGGTAGCCAGGAGACGATGCTTCCATCATGTCGTTGTAGACCGCGCGGTCGATGATGCCCTTCAGATACCAGAGGTTCACAAACGGCATATGCGAACGCGCGAAGCGCAGCGCCTTCGCATCAGACTTGGTTTGCCGGTTGTAGAGGCCATTGGCCAGACTGCCGCGCCAGTCGTTGTAGTAACTCTTGCCCACGTCCCATGCATCGAGCACAGTGCCCGTCACGGGGCCCATGAATTTGAGCCAGTTTGGCGAGCCGTAGGTGTTCTCCCCGTCCATGCCGGCAACGATGAGATCAGCCAGGAAGCCCGCACCGCCGCCAACAGACATTGCCTGCATCCAGTAGTCCGCAGAAGTTGGATCTTGCAAATCCCGGCCGGAAGCCAGCGCGCGAAGCTGAACGGAGATTGCCCCGGCCATCGTCGTTGTTGTGAAGATCAGAGCTGCGTACTTTGCGCGGGAGACGCTGCCTTCTGTCTGAGCGATGTCAGACATGCGCTCAAGGTGCCGCCGCATGAAGCCAATAGGAAAGGACTTGAAGAGGAGCAGGCCTCTCACGGCTTCGCCGGCAAAGGTGCCTCTCGGCCCAGCGATATTGCTGAGCGCCCGTGTGCCCAGATCAGGAGCAAGGGAAGCAAGGCCCGATTCCTCTCTCAGCACGGCCAGGTAAGACGTGACCGCATGCTCCATATCGCGAGCCGTTGGAGCTCCATTCGGGACGAGCTTGACGAGCCGCTGCTTATCCGTGCTGAGCGCGTCTATATCCACATTGCGAATGTCCTCTCGCGTCAGGAAACCTGCGCCGCGAATCTTGTAGGGCTTCGCCTCCTGCCAGAGAATCCAGTCCATCTCATTGACGCCGCAGCGTTCAAAAACGCGCCGCTGATACGGCGTCAGATTGCTCCAGTCTGTCTTGACGAGCCAGGACATCATGCCCATGTAGTTAATCATCTCTGCCCGGCGCACGCCATTCGTGAAGGCATCAAGGAGCGAATATTTCATCGTCGCGGACGCGAGCTTGCCCGTCCATCCGCTGCCGACATTCTGAAGCCCCCAGCGCGAGCAGGCCGATGAGAGCGCATCGGCCATGATGCCGCCGCGGACGGCAAGGTCACGCGCCTCGGAGCCCCAAGCCGCAATGAGATTCCTTGTCGCCGTCCAAGCAGGGATGCCCATCAGGCGAGCCGTCGAATAGTAGGTCGGAATGTCGGAGACAGAAGAAAGGAAGGTTGATCCGAGCTTGGTAGCCACCTCGAGATTGCGCATACCGCCGGAGATGTCGGCCAGCGCCGCCCGGGAGGCGTCAACAGAGGCCGCACTGCCATTGAGCACGCTCCATTCGGTATCAATGTAGTGCTCGCTCAGGCCGGCTTTCATGGTCTGGACAATGCCCGGCCGCCCCTGCATCTTCGCATTGATCTGATCCGCCTCAGCCTTGGCCATGCGCTTCATTGCCGCGTAGGTTGCATTAGGGTTCGGGCCCAGTGACCTCATGAGCTCAGCATCCTTGGCAGAGCGCCTGAGCGAACCTCTCATCAGATCAAAGACCGTGCCTTGCCCAAAGGTTCGTTGATACTGAAGCCAGCTGCTCGCGTCCTTGAAATGGAGCCCTCGGTGCAAGTCGCCTCGGTTCGCACGGGATGCCGACGGCCCGGCCACAGTCGAAACCTCGAAGTCACTATTTGCGCCGTCTGAGCAAATCGTGTCAAAGGCACGCCCCAGCATCTCGATGAAGTCCTGATCCGACATGGGATCACCATTCAGATCAATGTACTTTGAGCGGTCAATCAGAGGCTCTATGAATTGCACCCAGGCCGCGCGGTTCGCGTCGTAGGATGATGGTGCATCTCGTATCCAGCGCTCAACGTCATTTGCGAAGCGCCTGAGCTTGCCTTGACCGGCCAGAACCTCAACCGCATGAGACATCAGCCTCGTGTCGTGAGTCTGCGGTATGTAATGGTCAAGCTTGACGATGTTGCCGCCCTCAGCGTTATAGCGGTCAATGCCGGCATCGTCCTGCCGTTTCCATTCGGCAGCAACGTACTTTGCAATCTGACTGCCTGAATCTTCTCCGAAGACCTCTTTTGTCACGGCCTCCTCGAAATTCAGATCCGTGAAGAGCCCGGTGATGCCTTTCTGTTTGCCGTCAATCGCAACGAGAAAGTCATTGTCTGCCTCAGACTGAGCGCCGATCACGCGACGGTCAATCTCACTGAGCACCTGCCCGGCCGCAGAGTATCCGTGATAGCCGCGCTTGCGCTGAAAGGCCAGCGAACGTTCGACATTCGCCTGAGCGAGCACGGACAAGTAAGCACGCTGTCGGATCTTCTTTGCCTCAGCCTTGAGCGTCTCCTGATAGAGCTTCGTCGCAGCGTCAACACGCTGCTGATGCGACATCCCCCGCCATGCGTCTGGATCAGCCGCCCGAGCGCGGAGCATGCCCGCCCGGATGCCGGCCAGAATCTCATGCCCCTCACTCGGCGTGATTTCGCGCCCCAGCGCGAGAGACGTGCGCTGAAGGCACTCTTTGCGCATCTGAATTTGCTGGACGTTCGCCATCATCAGACTCCATTGTTGACCAGTGCGCAGATCTCAGCGACAGGCAACGCCTTGTCCGCCATGTCCTCGACCTGCTTGGCGTGTTCTTCTTCCCGAGCCAGGAGCTCAGCAGCGGTGATCGTCGTCCCTTGGTCATCGAGCTGGACGCGCATGTCCGGGTTGTCCTGCAATACCATCTGCACCCGCGCGCGCTCTCCCGTCATCTCCGCATCGCTAGAGGCAAAGAGGTCAAGCGACTCCTGCACAATCTTGGCCTCGCGAGCCTCCTCGACCTTCTCGACCACACGCGCCGCTTCGTCCGCAGTGGCGATCGGCTCGCCCAGCTCGTCCATGAATGAAGCCTGCTGCGGAGTCGCCTCAGGCTCATTGAAGAGGCCAAGCGAATCCTGCGGAGCGGGTTCATCGCCACCAAACAGATCGGGAGAGGCATCCTGCGCAGCGGCATTCTGCTCAGGAACAGTAGCGCCGGTGTTGACAGGCGCATCGGGTTCGCTGATACTGTTCTCAGATGAAGGCTGTTGTGGCCCAGTCAAGCCTCGGGTGCGCGGTTCGGCAGACGTGCCGGACTGTAGGCGACTAGTATGGTTCTTGTCCCACAGCAGCCTTCTGTCTTTCAAATAGCGATCTTTAGCTACAGCGGCCACGCTCCCCACACGATATATGCCCGAAACCTCTTGAAATTCGTTGTAGAGAATTCCTTTTCTCAAAACGCCATTCTCGTTGAGTGTTATCGGGCGCACCAGAACGATCTGCCCTTCCTTCACACCCGCGTAAATCTGAGTGTAGTTGCGAGCAATATCTACAATCGCCTGAGAAACTGTTTCGTATCCAGCTTTCTCAAGGTCAGCCAGATGTCGCTCCAAATGACCGTTGTTAAGCGTTTCCTCTTGCAGACGAACTGGCAGGGGCTTCACGCCAGCGATGCCTTCTGGCAAAACGGTCAAATTCGGGTCGCCATTGATGCCTAAGACACGATGAACTTTCCCGTCCGGAGTGCGTGCAACCTCGATAAGTTCCATTCGCGGAACCGGCTCAATCGGCACACCCGTGAAGGTTTCTGTCGCAGCGTGCGCGAGCTCCGGCCCCGACTTGATCTGCTCAGTCCTGTCGGCCTTGGCAACTCCTGAGAGCGTGCTCATATCCTTGAAGGCGCGCTCGTTGACCTCCACACCCGTGATCCGGCCGAACTCGCGAGCCATGTCCACGCGCGTGAGTTCGGGCGGAGGTCCGAACATGCCCTCACCCTGAGCAATGCTGTCAAGGTTCGCCCGTGCGAATTCCGTGAGCTGAGTGAAGGCGTCCACGATGCCGCGCACGCCGCCTTTCTCGCGTTCGTTCTTTGCGAGGAAGTCAAGGAACAGCTGCGCCTCAGCGGAGCGATCCAGCGATGACTGCGCAGCCAGCTCAGCGAGATTCACCTTCTGGCCGGATGCGCGCATGCTCTGGAACTCATTGAGCACCTCAGCAATGGCCGGCCGGAAATCTGCTGCGCCGCCGCCCTCAAGCGAGAGCACGCGCGGAGCCAGCGTCCTCAGCGCCCTCAAGAGCTGAGCCACGCCAGGCGTCGCGTTCGAGCTGTCAAGCAGGGACGTGAGGCCGGGAGCTTTATAGGCCGCCTGGAAGATAGCTCGATCCAAGCGCTGCGCAGCGGCATCAGTCGGCACACCGTTGACAATCAGCTGCCCGCGCTCAGCTTCTGGAAGCAGCGCGACAAACTGCCGAATGCTTTCCGGAGAAACATTGCCGTCCTCAGTGAAGGCCAGCTGAGAGAGGTCAATGCGTGTGCTGTCCTGAATGGCCGTCTCAAGGTAATTGAGCTCGGCCGTCGTGCGCTGATTCGAGCGGTCTCCAATGTCGGCCGGCAGATCACTCTCGCGCACCAGGCGCACGAGGATCGGCTTGCTCATGCTGCGGATCACGTCAGGCGAGATGCCGTGCGCCGGGTCGGCCTCGAACTCCGCCCGGTAGCGGTCAGCCGTGCCGCGCACATAGGCCTCGCCCAGAGCGGTCACGCGCCCGTTGCCGGCAATCGCTTTCGGGACGAGCTCATCAGTCTGAGCGCCGTAGAGCAGGTTCGGCGTGCCGTCAATGGCATTCGACGTGAGCACCGTGTCCGCATCGACCACGGCATATTGCACCTGATAGCGTTCACCCTTGGCGTCAACCATGACCGAGAGCCGCCCGCGCTGAGCTTCCGGAATTGAGCTTGAATCCGTGACGACGGGAGCGCCCTCACTGAGCAGATGCGAAGTCGCGACGCGGAGATAGTCCGGATCGGCCGCAATGGCGTTCATCTGACTGACAGATTCTTTGGAAGATCTGTCACGGTTCTGGATGACTGCGCCCTCAGAGGCTGCGAGCTTGGAAAGCCGCTCAAGCGATGCCTTTCGAATCGCCTCAATCTTCTCTGGATCCACCGCCTCAGGCGAAACCTTCACCGGCTTTTTCTCGCGAATCTGCCGGTCAGCCGTTGACTGAGCTTTCCGCGCGCGCTCTACCGCAGCGCCGTTCGTCTGATCCACCGGGAGATTCGCAGTGTTGGCCGTCTCCTGCGCCCGGATGCGCGCCGCGTCCTCGACCTCCACATCCTTGACCTGCGGCCCATTGCCGCCGTTAGTGACGTAGGTTGCAGGCTCACTTGTCGCAGGAGCAGATTCACCGGCCGCGACAGTCTCCGCTGACGCAGAAGCACCGCCCGGCCTGCGCAGCGCGGGAACCGTACCGGCAGCGCCGCCCAGCACCACGCCCAGCGCGAGATTCAGCGGATCAGTTGGATCGTACTGCTCAGCCGCTTTCGAGTAATCTGCCTGCCGGAGAATCGTCTGAATTGTGGCCTGCTCATTGACGTTGGAGAATCCGCCAAGCGCTGCGCCCGTACCCGCGCCGGTTGCGAGTCTGACACCCGTTCTCGTCGAATTCGCAACGAATGCACCCGGAACAGCCGCCCAGAAAGCGTTAGAGATGCCCGAGAAGACGCCTGCCTTTTGCGCGGTTGACTTGTCTACGCCCTCCTCAAGCAGGTGCTGCGTCTCACCCACGCCGAATGTCGTTCCCACTAAGACCGCAGTCGTTGCGACATTGCCCCAGCCCGGAAAGAGGCTTCCCACCGTCTGCGCGAGTCCGTATTTAGTGAGGCCGTTCGTCAGGCCATGAACAATCTGCGCTGCTTTCGAGCTTCTGAAGGGATCAGGCGAATACTCATCCCGTGCATAGCGCCTGTCACGCTCAGCCTGAGCCTCGAGGCGCGCCCGGTAGTCCTCATCCAGCAGCGGCAATCCTGAGACTGCATACTCGAACGCCGAGCGCATCTCATACGCTCCGGACATGAAGCCCTGCCCAACGGCAGAGAACACGTCCGACGAGAAGACCGGCCGCCCGTCATTCTCCTGAGCCTGAGCCGTCTGAGCATCAGTCTGCGCAGGGGACTCTCCCTCTGGCGGCTGAGGAGGAACTATCTTTGCCGGGGCTTCCGGCGTCGGCTGATAGCCGTATTCACGCTGAAAGATCATTCGCCCCACACCTTGATTTCAAAGGGCTGCTTGTTCTTGTAGAACAGGATTGAATCGCCCCATATGACGTTGAAAGTGTTCTCAGCACCATTCACGGCCGGAACAAGCGTTGCCGTTGCGAGATGCTTGTCAAGTTCCGGCCCAGTGAGCGGATCACCCATCGCCGTGTAGGCAACCGGCGTCGGTATGTCGTGCATGCTCGTTCGCATGCGCTTGACGGCCGTCTCAGCATCGGAGAGATCCAGGCCGCCCTTGAGCGCAATCTTCCTGCCCTGATACTCGTAGATATCGCCGACGACGAGCTGCAATGCCCTCGCTATATGAGTGGTGCTCCCCACTGCGCCGTCTTTGCGTGCCAGCCCGGCAGCCACTTTCGTCACTGAATCGATGATTGCATCTCGAACCTGAGGCGCGTCATACAGACCATTGAGATCTTTCGGTACGTAGTAGCTCACACCGAGCTGCGGAGAAGTAATCATTGCCATCGCCGAATCCTTCTCGGCAATCGCCTGCTTCCCGGTCAGGTAAAGCTCAGGCACATCCGCCTGAGTGGGTGTGTTTGAATCCTTATCCGCAGGTTTCTTGTCTTCAGCCGGATTCTCGATAGACAGGAGAAAGACGTTGCGCCAATCGTCGCCCAGCTGAGCGCCGAGCGTGCTTTCACCATCCGGCCCGACTGAAGCAGCCAGCCGCCTGAGCATCGTCACCTGCTGCGCCGGAGGCAGTCCCTCGAGCATCGTCTTGAGTTCAGACACCTCACTCTTGCGCAGGAGCACTGGAGCCACGCCGTAGTCGTTCGCAATTGTGCCCATCTCTCGCGCACGCGCGCCCAGCTCATCAAAGGCCGCCGGTTTTGTCCAGTCAGTGATTGGCGCGAGCTGATATTTCTGATCCTGAATGGCCGTGCCCAGAGGATCTTTCCTGCGCTCTGCCTTGACCTCATCCCTGGCTTTCTTCGCGGCCTCGTAGCCCTTGGCCTCTTCTGCGTAGGAAGCTGACCCCCAAACAGGTTTCAGATTCTCGACAGCGGCATCCATGTCCGCATCTGACAGGCTGCGGAAGGAGAAGATGCTTTCGGCAGCCTTTCGTTTTATCTCGTAGTCTGAGAAGAGCTCTTCGCCGCGCTTGTCGCCATAGGTAGCGATAAAGGCATCTCGCGAAATCGGATTCGGATCAGTACCCTCCTGCTCCGTCAGTGCGAGCGAGTTTTCCATCTCGCGCTTGAGGTTGCCCTGCCGCTCGGCAGTCTCTCTCGCGACGAAAGCCCCGGCCATGGACATGATCTCAAGCTTGCGAGGCGTAGAGAGGCCATCAACGAGCGGGATGCCGGTTGAAGTTTTCGGATTGACGCGCCCTTTACCGACAAGGCCAGGAGCCTGCTGCGCCACCTGATAGGCGAGCTGCCGCTTGCTTGACGCCCAGAGCGAATTGTCTACAGCATCCCAAGCCTTGGCGCTCATATGCTCACGCTCGTCACGGCTCGCAGCGAACGCCCCGACCGGATCATCGTTCGCCCACTGCTGAAAGCGCCGCGCCATGAAGGCGTCATAGAGCTGAGCCACTCCCTGCCGCCGCGTGTCCTCATCGTAGCCTGCAATCTGCGCCTGATAGTCATGCTCCTGCACAATGGAAAGCCACGTCTTGGCAAGGTAGTCCTTGTCTGAGTAGTGCTGCGCCGCGTCATCCATCAGCGCCTTCTGCCGGGACTGAGATGAGGTCAGGTGCCACTGATCTGTCTGCGCCTGATTCCACCGCATCATCTGCCCGCGCGCAGTCTGAAAGCGATCCTGGATGCGGCTTTCGACCGCCGCCCGGACATCAGGCGTGAGCTTGTCAAGGATGCCCTGCGCACCCTTCTGAATCCACTCGACTGTCGGCGTGAAGGCGTCTACAGCATTCTTCTCGCGCTGAGCCATGTAGCCCGTCTCAGGCGCATAGAGCGCATTCTGGACAACCTGCATGAATTTCGTCTCAGCCTCATCGCTTTCGGCCTTGACGCTGCGCGCGTGCTCAGTCTCGAGAATCTTGCCCACAGCCTGAGCTCCGTAGGCCAGCGGCCGGATTGCCGCCTGGAAGGTTGACTCATAGTCCACTGTCGGACGCGGAGCATCTATCACCATCCGCCCAGTGCGCCCGCTGTCAGGCACCTGAGGAATGCCGCCCTGGAAAGTCGGAACCATCGGCATGCTGATCTTTCCTCCTTACATCCGGCCGTAGCGTGATGCGCCGGCAAAGTTGCCCCAGCCCGTATCCCCGAAGCCGTAGCCGTACTGCTTCGCCCCGGCATAGTTCGTCCACTTGCCGCCCGCTGAGAAGTTCTTGTCAGTGCTGAGCGGATTTGAGCTCAGCCCCTGATAGACGCCGAGCGCCGCCTGCATGTAGTTCGCCGCGGAGTACTGCGAAGCCCCCATGAGCGTCGCGCCGGCCGTGAGCCACGCACTCTGCTTTGAGGCTTCAGCCATGAGCGCCTGTCCCTCGAAGCCAGCAGCCTGCATTCGGTAGCCCCAGGCGTTATTGAGCGCATTCGACTTGATCTGATTGACATCGATCTCTTTGACAATGTCGGTCGAAGCCTGGAGCTCAGCAGCGGAACCCTCACCCACGGCAATGCCGTTCGCAGCCAGCGCCGCCCGCTGAGAGCCCTTGACGCGCCCGGCCGCCATCGTCGTTTTCTGAATGTCTTTCTCGCTTGCCCGCAGCGTTGCCTCGTATTGGCGCATCATCGTCTGCGCATTGATGCGCGCGATGTTCGCTTGCGACTGAGCAATGGCGTTTTTGGTCTTTTGCAGGCCGAAGGAGCCGAACGCGCTGATGGTGTTCGCCACACCGCTCGCGATCAGTCCGCCCCAGCTCGCGCCGAAAGAAGTTGATGCTGATGAAGCAGCCATAGAAAAGCCTCCGAATCAGCTCATTGTCTGAGACGGAGGCTGCGGAATGCGCAGGGGTGCTGAAGCGGTCAGACCATCTCAACCTGCGCCGTCATCGAGATTACCCGCAGCGTCAGAGGATCATCCTGCCGGATGCACACCTGCCCGCCCGCGCCCCACTGCGGGAAGACCGCGAAGCCGAACTCGTCCGTAATCGGAGAAGGCGGAGATCCGGCAAACTCAGTGCTGCGCGCCGGGTAGGCCGCAAGCTGATCTGTCGAAGGGCCAGCCTTCAGCCCGGAAGAATCCACCACACGGAAGAAGACTTTTCGGACGTTCTTCTGATGCCCGGAGCCGTAGGAGCCGTCCTGAAGCGCGACAGCCACCGGAAGAGTCTTCAGATCACCCACATAGGGCAGGCCGATATGCACCTTGGAGGCCGGCTGCGCGAGCGTGATCTTGCCCCCAGTGACCACCTGTTTCGGTTCAACTGAGCCGTCAGCAAGGATGCAGACCTCTCTGCCCTCAAGCCACGTGAGCCCGCTGATCTCGGTTTTCGGCTCGCCCGAGTAAGTGCCCGAGCAATCCATGAAGATCGAGTCCTCGAGTTTGGTGAACTGCCGCTCATGCATGCGCTCGACAAAGCGCTTCTCGACGCCGTTGATGGTGCGCCGGATGACGCAGTAAAGAATGTCCTCGTCACCCTCAGCTACAACTGCGCAGGACTCAAAGACGCCGTCAGTCGTGATCCGGGAGAAAGCGCCCACCTGCTGCTCAGGAACGTAGGTCAAGGCCAGCAAGTCGCCCGACGAGCTCACAGCCCACACAATCGGCCACGGAGCTTTCGAGTAGGCCAGATCCTTGATGGTGAGATTGTCAAAAAGGTGCGGACACCTCAGGCACACATCTGCCGTGATGAAGCCGCCCGCCTCATAGTTGTAGCCCAGCTCGCGAAGATGACCGCCGCGCTCAGCCGCATAGAGCATCTGAGAATTGATGACCAGAGGCTGCACACCATTCGCGCCCACGTAGGACTGCGGACGCACCGACATTGAGGACGGTGTGATTGCATCTGAGTTCAGCGGAGACACGCGCCACTCCGCCGCGCCGGTCAGGAGAATCAGCTGCTGGAGCGGGACGATATGCCGGATGCGGTTCGCCTCACGCGCCGCAACACGCACGGAAATCCTGTCATCATCCTGCACCGGAAGGCTGTAGCTCATATCCGACTCAGTGCCCGACTTTGTCGCCCAGAGATTGCTTGGACGCTGATAGGTGCCGCCAAACCACCGCCGCTGCTCGAAGTACGAGACCGCGCCCGGATAGTCGCCCGCAGAGCCCACATGAGCCGTCGCACTCGCGCCCGAGCCGCCCGTGCCCTGCGGATCAATCACCACCGTCGGAGACGAGTACCCGCTGCCCGGCTTCACTACCCGAATCGAAGTGATCCGGCCATTGCTGACCACTGGAGCCAGCTCAGCGCCGGAACCGGTCGAATCGCGGACGTAGACATTGACGCCATAATTGTCCACGGCCAGCGTGTATTCATAGCGCAGAGCTTCGTTGTATCTGCTAAAAGGAATGCCCTGATTGAGATAAACGCGAACAACAGGCTGAGAATAATTTGAGCCAGCCGCAGTGACTCGAACACCTTTGAGCGTAATTATCGTGGACGAATAGTAATAAACCGTGTCGCTATCACCTTCAGAAACAGTCTCTTTATAGCGGTCATTACTCACTTCAAAATCGAGCTCATATCCTGCCCCGCTGCCGCCCCCGCTAATATCAACCAGTTCAATGAATTCCTTCGCAGATTCTTTCAATGAATTTGCCGACGGATAATCAGGATATCCAAACTGTGATTCCGATCTTTTTCCCCAATATGGTTCACTTTGTGCAAAAGCAGTCGGTTCTTTGCTATATGGCAGTTTCTTGAAAGTCTCGAGCGGCATGCCAACATATGCCACAGCCCCCGCCGATGCGAGCGTGCCTTTTGACACGTACTGACCAGTCTTCACACCTTTGGGCGCATAGGTGTACCCGCTGCCCTGATTGTTGACCGTCACGCTCGTGATGCCCCGTTGCTGATTGAAGGGGTCGTCGTAAATCGGAGGAGTGATGGAGCTGTTGGCCGTGATGTTCTCATCAATGATGCTCGTGCTCGTTGTTTCTCCGATGTACGCCCAGAGGCCGCCCACATCGCGATAGACGCGGTACCGGCCAGCGCCGCTCACTGCGTTCCAAGAGATGGTGTTGTAGGAGCCGTCCCCGTAGGGGTTGCAGTTGATGCTCGTCGCAGGCGAGACTGCGCTTTCCTGACTGCCATCCTCAGTGAGCGCCGTGACCGCGTACTTTCGCACGTAGTCAGTGGGGTTCGAGACTGACTCATTGATATGCTGAGACACACTCGGAGCGCCGGGAGCCGCGAGCTTGCTGCCGAAGGTGACCTCGACAAAGCGCCAGTCGGAAGCCCCGTAGCGCCGGAGTTCCATCGGCGGATAGGACGGATGCACCAAAGTCAGAATGTCGGCCGACTGGACGTAGTGAAGGTCAAAGACATCTGCGCCGTCATAGATGCTCGAGATCTCGTAGGCAGAGCTTCCATTCATGAGCGTCTGTCCCTGAGTGTGGAAGCGCACGTAGTGGTGCCCGAATTCGAGCACCATCGTCTGATCTGTAGAGAACGTGAAGGAGATGAGCTTTGGAGCGTAGCCCGTCTCTTTTGCCTGATTCACGTAGACAAAGCCAGGCCGGAAGCACACAGGCCCCTGCGGTTCGACCAGGAAGTTGGTGCACTCAGCGAGCCCCGTCTGATACTTGCCGTCATCGATTCGGGCATACATGGAAGGAGAGACGATGCCGCCATTGAAGGCTCGCATGTAGTTTCGGATGGTTGCCATCAGACGATCCTCGCACGGAGATGAGGAGCGAGGCGTTCGCGCCGCCGGCCGCGATGCCGCGCATTGAAGGCGTCAGCGGTCTTGGCCAGCGAGAGCGCCTGTTGATAGAGAGCAAGCAGGTTACGGGATTCAGTCGAAGAAGCATCGGCCTGCTTCAGCGGCCCCACCAGCATGGAGGCCAGGAGCGGCACCAGCGCATTGATGAAGTACGTCGGATAGATGGACGGATTGTCATTGAGCGCAACGAAGGAGAGCACTGGAGACTCTTCATTGCAGAGGATCAGGCGCGAGGCATTGCTTGGATCCATCTCGAGCTCGTAGTCGATTGTCCTGCGCTCCCTGAAGTGAACGGCTTCGAGCTTGATGATGCGCACGCAGTTGCTCGGAACGCTGAAGCCGAACTTCCATGAGTAGGTTTCCTCATCGAGAGACGAGAGCGCAGCGAGCCGCTGCCGCCGCGTGAGGAAAGACCAGTCGGCCTCTTCCATAAGCTGCCTGAGCGCAATAGGGTAGAAGCGAGCGCAGTGCCCAGCCTGAGGCGAGCCGTCTGGCGAATCGATTGCCGTGACGGTTGCCGAGTCGCCCAGCGTGCTGAGCGCGAGGTTACAAATGTCTGCTTTCGTAGCCATATACAAAAATGGCGGACGTAGTCGCCCCCGCCCGCCGCCCCACTTAGGAGGAGAGAAAGGTCAGTCCGTCGTCGCGATGAACTCGATGCCCTCTTTGGGCACGATGAAGCGAGCGTCGAACACATCGGAGAGGTAGCAGGTCACAGCACCAGCCGTGAGCGCGGTCGTTGAAGCCGCGCCCTTGAGACGCAGGTAGCGCTTGTGCTTAATCGGCAGATGGAGCGCAACGCCGGCATTGAGCTCATCAGCCGTGAGCGCGCCCGTGACCAGCGCAGTGGAGAAGTTGGCCGCAGCCTCATCGGACTGCTCAAGAGTGAGCGTGAGCGTTCCCGTACCGGTGCACTCAGTCGTCGCCTTGATGACGACGTAGAGCTCATGGTCATTGAGCCCCGTCGTCGGAGCCTTCTGGCCGAAGTCGATTGCCGAGGACGTGAAGGCCGCAGTCGCCGCCTGATCCTCACAGAAAACGAGCTTGACATCCATCATGATGAGATCTCCTTTAGGCGAGGACGTTCATGTTGTTCGGGATGATGTCCGTGCCCACCTTGTGAACCGGAACGCCCGCAAAGGTCAGCACCTTTCGGCCGGCCACCTCATCCATGTTCAGAAGCACGTTGTCCTTGTTCACAATCTGACGGCGAAGAACGGAGCGCGCCGCGTCATTCATGTAGAAGGCCACGCGGCCGGTCTGATCATCCGGGAGCATCTCAATGGCCTGAGTCATGAGGTCAATGAGGTTCGCAGCGCCGCCGCCCTTGTTGTTCTGGATCGAGTACTTGGCCGTGTCGATGTTCGCGATGCGGACAATCTTTTCCGGGTCGTAAAGCGCGACGCCAAGATCCCAGGCGAACTCAGTGATGAGCGCGAGGAAGCGCTTGCCGTTCGCGTCGAAGGCGTAGTGCTCGCCCATGTTCTCAACGCGCAGGCCAGCCTGAGAGCCGTTCTGCGGGTAGAAGCAGAAGCAGGCTTCAGCATCCCAATTGACGAGCCAAATGTCCGTCTGCTTTGCCGCAGTCGTGCCGCCGCCATTGATGATGCGATCAGCAAAAGCTTCATTCGCCGGTGTGACGATGGAGCCGAGGCCGTCCACGCCGCGCGGATCAGCCGCTGCGGAGCCGTAGAACATGGTCTTGACGACCTTTCGGGCAAGGCCGCGCATGAAGCCCTGATCCTTTCGGAAGCGCCAGGCATCGCGCTCAGCTGCCGGGCGCGTGTTGTAGAGATCACGGTCAACCTCTGAACGGGTGCGCATCATGCCGGCACGGTAGCGCACGTC